GGCGGCGCCGGCGGCGGCTGAGCAACTGGCGAGGATGGCGACGCTGGGTGTGATGCGGGTGCGGCGGAATGAGCGGGTGGGCGAGGAGCCGGTGAACGCGCCAGAGGTGATCAAGGCGATCAACAGTGTGCTCGACCGGGCGGATGCGCGGACGGCGAGCAAGGGGCCAGCCACGCTGGAACACAAGCTGGCGCCGGAACTGCAGGCGGCGCTGGAGCGGGCCTACGGGGATGTTCCCGCGGATAATGCCGATTCACAGCGGGATGAAACATGACGTGGCGAGGGCTGTGCGGCGCAGTGACTCGGCGGCTGACCGGTTTATGCGGGCGGCGGCGGCCGCTGGATGCCCGGCTGACCAGGTGCGGGGTTTCCTGGCGGCGGGGTATGTGGCGCAGCCGAAGCAGCTCCTGTTTCACGGGGCGGCCAGGCTCTGCGACCGTGAGGATGGCCCGGACCAGATTGGGTTTGGCGGGGCGCGTGGGCCTGGAAAGAGCCATGCGGTATTTGCTCAGTTGGCGCTGGATGACTGCCGGCGCCGGCCTGGGCTGAAGGCGCTGTACCTGCGCAAGGCGTTGAAGCAGGCGCGGGAGCAGTTCGACGATCTGCGGCGGCGGGTGCTGCGGGATGCGCCGAACGATTTCAACCGGTCCGCCGGGGTGGTGACGCTGTGGGACGACAGCCGGATTTTTCTGGGGCATTTTCACAGAGAGAGCGACGTCGACGCGTATCTGGGCCTGGAGTACGACGTGATTGCCATCGAAGAGGCGACGACGCTGAGCGCGGCGAAGTACAAGGCGCTGCGGGACTCGAACCGATCCTCTTCAGCGTGGCGGCCCCGGATTTACGCGACGACGAACCCGGGCGGGGTGGGGCACGCGTGGTTCAAGGCGCGGTTCATCGATCCGTGGCGACAGGGAAGCGAGCGCACGACGCGGTTTGTACCGGCGACGGTGGACGACAACCGGTTTCTGGACGCCGGGTATCGGCGGCGGCTGGAGGAGAACACGGGCTGGAAGCTGCGGGCGTACCGATATGGCGACTGGGACATTGCCGCCGGGCAGTTCTTCACGAACTGGCGGCACGAGACGCATGTGGTGGCGCCGTTCCAGATCCCGCCATCGTGGACGGTGTGGATGGGGCTGGACTACGGGTTTACGCATCCGACGGTGGCGTATCTGCTGGCCAGGGATGGGGACGGGACGGTGTTTGTGTTGGATGAGCACCGGCAGAGCAAATGGCTGGTGCAGCGGCACGCGGCGGCGCTGCGAGAACTGCTGGCCCGGAACCGGATCGAGACGGGGCGGCTGGCCACCATCGTGGCGGGGGCGGATGTGTTTGCCCGGCGCGGGAACAGTGAGCGCACGATTGCGGAGCAGTACGCGGATGAGGGGTTCAGCCTGGCGCCGGCGAACGATGACCGGGTGAACGGCGCGGCGCAGGTGTTGCAGCTCCTCGGCGATGAGCGGCAGCCGGCGAAGTTGTTTGTGTTCGACCGCTGCCGTTACCTGGTGGAGTGTCTGCCGTACCTGGAGCATGACCCGGCCAGGCCGGAGGATGTGCTGAAGGTGGACATCGACGAGGACGGGAACGGCGGCGATGATCCCTACGATGCGCTGCGGTATGGGGTGATGGCGCAGCCGGCGGGTTCGTTTGTGATGCGGTATGCGTAGGCTGCCTTCGACAGGCTCAGGCAGCAGGGACGAGGGGCGGAGCGGCATGGCGGTGAATGAGGCGCAGTTGGCGTTTGTGCGGTGGCAGGCGGAGGAGGAGCGGGCGCGGCAGAGGGCGGTGGTGACGGCGCGGCGCTATTACGATGGCCTGCAGGACACGTTCATGACGGAGCGCATGAAAACGTTCCTGAACGTCAACGATCAGTATGAGTTCAACCTGAATATCTGCCGGTTGGTGGTGGAGGTGATTGCCGAGCGGTTGATCGCGCTGGGGCCGACGACCGACGAGGGAGCGGACGGGGCGGCGCCGGTGCGGGCGTGGGCGGAGGCGCTCTGGCACGCGGTGAATGGCGAGATTTTGCAGGAGAGTGTCCACGAGAGCACGCCGCGGGACGGCGAGTTCTTTGTGATTGTGGATTGGGATGCCCAGGCCGGGCGGCCGCGCATGGTGCCACATGGCCGCTACACGGATGCGCAGGTGGGCGGCGATAACTTTGGCTGCAAGGCGCATTACCCGGACGATAACCCGGATCTGCCGATCTCGTATGCGTCGAAGCGGTGGGTGGAGGATTTGGGCGAGGGGCGGACCCGCCAGCGGCTGAATCTCTACTACCCGGATCGAGTGGAGAAGTATGAGGTGATCGGCGGGCAGTTGCGGCCGCTGCAGGATGAGGGTGATGCGGCCTGGCCGCTGTCCTGGGTGGACGGCGCCGGCCAGCCGCTGGGGATTCCGGTGGTGCACTTTCTGAACACGCCGGACGCCAGGCCGGAGGTGTGGGATGCCATCGGCCCGCAGAAGGCGATCAACAAGACGCTGATTGATCTGGTGGCCACGGCGGACAGCACGGCGTTTCAGGTGCTGGTGGCGCTGGGGTGGATTCCGACGACGGACGGGCAGCCGCTGAAGGCGGACGGGTCGAATGCTACGTCGATTGCGCCAGGGATGATCCTGGGCACGGCGAAGAGTAAGAACGATGCGGATTTGAAGGCGATTCCCGCGGGGGATGTGCGGCCGCTGATTGAGCTGATGATTTCGCTGATCGGCTGGGTGGCGGTGGTCTCCTCGACGCCGGCGGCCAGGCTCTCGTTTACGCGGCAGGTGGCGGCCGAGGGGACGCTGAAGGAGCAGAACGAGGGTCTGTTTGCGAAGGTGCGCAAGCGGCAGAAGCGGATCAATGCCGGGTGGGTGCGCTGTTTCGAGATGGCGCGCAAGCTGGCGAACACGTTCGGCAATGCGGGCCTCGACGAGGCGGTGGCCATTGACATGGTGTGGGAGCCGGTGCAGAGCCGCGACACGGAGGATGAGCGCGATGAGTGGCGGGTGAAGCGCGAGTTGGGCGTGCCGACTGAGCAGATTTGGTCGGAGATGGGGTACAGCCTGGCGGAGATTGAGCGGATGAAGGCGGCGCCGGAGTATCAGGCGCGGCTGGCGATGTTGCAGGTGGGGCTGGGGGGCGATGAGGGGTGAGTGGCCTTCGACAGGCTCAGGCCACGAGGTATCTTCGGATTTCCGAAGATGGGTTTTCCGAGGTGTAGGTGATTTATCGGCGGGAGATTGGAGATTATGCCCAAATTCGTGAAGCGTCCGGTGCCGATTCAGGCGGAACAATTTTTCTACGACAAACCGATGATGGTCGGTGTGTTTTATCCGCCAACGCAGGACGGTATTTACATCGGCGATGCCTTCGTCGTGACGGCGCACGAACAGCGAGTGTATCTGCAGAATGGTGACTGGATCGTACCGGAGATGGATGGCGTGCACTACTACCCGATCAAAGATGAGATTTTCCGGGAGTTGTATACGCCGTTGTATGAGGCAAGCGATGGCACAGGGTGAGCATGAGCAGGCGGTGCGGGCGGCGCTGCGGGCGGGGGATGAGCTGAAGCGGCTGATCGACCAACTGGGCAACCAGGCGCACCCGCGGGGGCGGCTACTCTCGGCGTACCGGCAGGCGCGGCGGGCGATGCGCCAGGCGCAGAATCTGACGACGGTGCTGGATGTGCTGCGCGAGCTGCGGGCGACGGTGGAGGATGTGATGCGGGCGTCGCTGGCGAGCGCGGCGCAGGCGGGCCTCGACCAGGCACGGGTGGAACTGGCGGTCTATGGGCTGCCGAACACGGTGGCCAGAGCGCAGCCCGGGCTGCCGATGGCGGCGTGGATGGCGCAGTATGATGCGCAGGCGTCGGCGGTGCAGGCGACGTGGATGGCGACGGGCGACATGACGCAGATTGTGGGCGATGAGGAGCGGGTTGGCATTCTGTCGCCGGCGCCGGTGATCCGGGAGGGGGCGCGGTGGCTGGGGATTGCGCTGCTGGTGGCGTATACGGGCGCGACGGCGGAGATGCTGGAGCGGACGCGGCGGCAGGAGGATTTCATGCGGCAGGCGGTGGCGGCCATCGACGAGCGCACGACGGACTGCTGCCTGCGGGTGCATGGCCAGGTGGTGGGGATGAACCAGGATTACCACCTGACGGGGACGCCGCGGTTTGGGGAGTATCTGCGCAATCCGCCGTTCCACTGGTATTGCCGGTCCTCGACGGCGCTGGTGCGGCGTGAGGATGCGAATGATCTGCTGTCGCGGCAGATGCGGCAGGCGGCGGCGGATGAGATCGGCGCCCGGGCGGCAACGGGAACACGGGTGATGATTCACCCAGCGGACGCGCGCAGCCGCAGGTGAAGCAATTATCCATCTTCGGATTTCCGAAGATAGCAACGGATGTGGGTGATCCACAAGCAGCAGTACAAAGAGGGAGACGAGATGTCTGAGGGTGCGGGCGAGATGCTCAACAACAATGGCAGTGGCGGCGATGACGGCGGGAAGCCGGGCGCCGGCGGGGATGCGGGACAGCCGACGGCGGAGCAGTTGGCGGCGGAGTTGGCGAGTCTGCGGGCGGCGCTGAAGGCGGCGAACGCGGAGAGCGCGACACGGCGCAAGCGGCTGGAGGAATTGGAGTCGGCGGAGGAGGAGCGCAAGGCGGCGCAGCTCTCCGAGGTGGAGAAGGCTCGGAAGGCGCAGGCTGACGCGGAGGCGAGGGCCAGGGCGACGGAAGAACGGCTGCGCACGGCGGCGATCCGCAATGCGGTGGTGCTGGCGGCGTCGAAGGCGAATTTCTATGACCCGGAGGATGCGTTCCGGCTGGCTGACCTGGCTGCGGTGCAGGTGGCGGATGACGGAGCGGTGACGGGCGTGGACGGTGCGCTGAAGGAGCTGGTGAAGGCGAAGCCGCACCTGGTGAAGGCGGCCAGCGGCGGCGGGGACATCAACGCGACGGCGGCGGGCCGGCAGACGCGGCCGTCGGCGGATGAGGTGCTGCGGCAGAAGCGGGCATCGGGCGCGTATACGCCGATTTGAGGAGTTGCGAGGGGCGAGTTGCGAGGGGCGCTCGCCGGGATTGTGAGATTGGGAGATTGAGGAGGTTGGTATGGCTCTGGTAACGAGAGCGAGTACGGCGCAGATGGATGTGAGCACGGGGCAGTTTGCGCCGCAGATCACCGGTCTGGTGGCCGGCGAGGATCTGGCTGTGGCGGCGCCCTGCTACATCAAGAGCAGCGACGGCAAAGTGTACATGAGCAACGCGACGGCGGCGAACGAGGCGGCTGAGGTGGCCGGGTTCACGCCGCGGTCGGTGAAGAGCGGGCAGCCGGTGACGCTGTTCGGGAAGGGGACGCGCTTCAGCTATGGCTCTGGCCTGACGCCGGGCGATGTGCTGTATGTGGGCGCGACGGCGGGGCGGCTGGACACGGCGCCGACGGTCGGCGATGTGGAGGGCGTGGCGCAGGTGATCACGGCGACGGATATCCGGGTGCTGCGCGATGCGCCGTCGAAGGTGGCGAACGGGCTGGTCAAGGTGTTCCTGGCTGCCGGCGCGGCGGCGGGCAATGTGACGGTGACGGGGATTGCCACGGGCGACAAGCTGGTGAGCGTGCTGCGGATGATCGGCGCGGGCACGGACGTGACGGACGTGAGCGACCTGACGAGCGAGTTCACCGTCACGGCGGCGAACACGATCAACAACACGGGCGGGACGGCGACGAGCGGCAGCAAGCTGGTTGTGCTGTACCTGGACCTGACCTGATAGCAGCCGTCGGGCTGGCGCTGATTTTGGCAGATGAGAGGATGATGGAGGTGGGATATGCCTACGGGCACGCATGACATTAGTACGCTGCTGGCGACGCGGTATCAGAGCGCGGCGGCGTTTGGGTTGGACACGATCCGCCAGGTGCTGGAGGCGGATGTGGCGGCGCACAATCAGATTGTGCAGGAGATGGTGAGCGGGCTGTGCGAGGTGACGACGGACCGCCAGCGGCGCTATGGCACGAGCGCCAGCGGGGAGATGGTCGAGGTGGATGAGTATGGCCGCAGCCAGACGCAGGTGGCGCGGCCTGGCGCGACGGTGGGCTTCCCGATGCGCCTCTTCCAGTTTGGCCTGGGCTGGACGGCGAAGTGGTTTGAGACGCACACGCCGGCGGATATGGCCACGGCGGTGCAGAATGCGCAGAAGGCACATCTGCGGCGCGTGCAGCGGGAGATCAAGCGGGCGGTCTATCTTTCGGCGAACTACACGTTCACGGACTTCCTGGTGGACAACGTCGACCTGGCGGTGAAGCGCTTTGTGAACGCGGACTCGGCGGAGATTCCCGACGGTCCGAACGGGGAGACGTTCGACGGGGCGAGCCACACGCACTATGACGCGATCAACGGGCTGACGGCGGACGCGGCGAAGGCGATCATCAACGATGTGATCGAGCATGGCCATGGGGACAGTGTGCGCCTGGCGATCAGCCGCACGGATGAGGCGACGGTGCGGGGGCTGAGCGGCTTCACGGCGTACCCTGACCCGCGGATCATCTACCGCGCGACGGACACGCCGGGGCAGACGCTGGATATCAGCCGGCTGGACAACCGGGCGATTGGCATCTTCGCCGGCGCTGAGGTGTGGGTGAAACCGTGGGCGATTGCGAACTATCTGTTTGCGTGGGACGACGGGGACCCGATGAAGCCGTTGGCGTTCCGGCAGCGGGAGGCGCAGGCGCTGCAGGGGCTGCGCATTGCGGGGCTGCGCATTGCGGCGAGCCTGGACACGCATCCGCTGTATGCGCAGTACATGGAGGCGGAGTTCGGCGTGGGGGTGTGGACGCGGACGAACGGCGCGGTGCTGTACTTCGGCGCCGGGACGTGGGCGGATCCGTCGATCAGTTAGGAGGGGCGAGGGGCGAGGGGCGGCTGATGCTCCTCGCCTCTGGCGATTGGGGAGAGACGATGGCGGAGACGATTCCGGGCGGATACTACATTGGGGAGGATGGGCGGCCGCATGATGCGTTTGGGCGGCGGCTGGATGTTTCCCAGGAAACGGTGGTGGACGAAGTGGACGGGATGGACGAGGTGGACGGCCTTCGGGCGCCGGCGCCATCGACAGGCTCAGGCACCGTCGGCGCGGTGAAGAAGGGGCGGCGCAAATGAGTTTCTCGTACACGCTTGACAGCCCGGATGCGACGGTGGCGGCGGTGGCGCGGGTGCGGCTGGAGATCGGCGACACGGTGGCCGGGGCCGGGGTGCTGCCGGACGGCGGCAATCTGTCGGATGAGGAGATCGGGGTCTATCTGGCGCGGACGGGGAATGATGTGGCGCTGACGGTGAGCGCGCTGGCGGGGGTGCTGGCGCGGCGCTGGGCGACGCAGGCGGATGTGACGGTGGGGCCGCGGTCGGAGAAGTTGAGCCAGGTGGCGCAGGCGTGGGAGCGGCAGGCGGCGGCCTCGACAGGATCGGCGGGCGGGGCGGCGCTGGGGTCGTTTGCGCTGCAGCCGGTGCGGGTGGATGGGTTCAGCGAGCGGGCGGGAGAGGCTATCGCTGAGTATTGATGCCCGGCGATAATCTTTCTACTCGTCGGGTATGAGGGTGACATTTTGGCTCTGGATGTGCGCGAGGGCGATATTTTGGTGATGGGCGGGTCGGAGTTTCCGATCCGGTCGTGCGCGGCGTGGCAGTGGGGCAGCGGCCGGGCGGGGCGGCGGCTGATGTCGCTGGCGGCCTCGACGAAGCGCTCGCCGGCGATGGTGAACGGGAAGCGCGGCACGCCGGCGGCGCATCTGTCTAATTTGCGCTGCTCGCCGTTGGATCCGGTGGCGCCTGACCTGGCGCAGCGCATGGGGCTGAATACGCCGCATGAGTTGCTGGAGACGACGGTGGACGGCGGGGATGCGTTTTATGTGCTGGTGGTGGAGGAGTTGAAGCGGTAGATCAGGCGACCTTCGGCAGGCTCAGGCGGCGGGGCTTCGGCAGGCTCAGCCACCGGTGGACGATATGGACGGGATGGACGTGGGGTATGGCGCAGTGGGCGCGGCGGGGCAGGCGTAGGGGCAGGCAATGGGATTGGTGGGCTGATGGCGGTGACGATTTACGGGATCCAGGATGCGCAGGCGGCGATGCTGCGGGCGACGAATGCGGCGCGGCCGGGGTCGGGGCTGCAGGCGGCGCTGAAGGATGCGGCGGCGGCGGCGCACCGGTATGCGGTGGCGCTGACGCATGTGGACACGGGGGCGCTGAAGGCGAGCCACCGGATTGCGCTGCGACCGACGCGGGCGGAGATTTATCTGGACCCGGGCGCACAGCGGAGTGATGGCCGCCAACCGGCGCAGTATGGGCCGTTCGAGCACGCCAGGGGCGGCCACCATGCGTTCTATGCGCGCACGGTGGCGGAACATGGGCAGGAGATCGGCGACGCGGCCAGCCGGGCGCTGATGCGGTATTTGATGGGCTAGGGCGGCGGTGGACGGGATGGACGATATGGACGGAATGGACGGGTGAGGGGCGGATGGCGAGTGTGAGCCGG